CGCCTTTGGCGCCAGAATATAATTTAACACGCACTGGATGATGTTTGTTAAGATGTTTGCCTAGTGTCTTAACAAGATTGCGAGGAGTTATCCTACGGCCAACAAGATGATCTGCCCACTCACTGATGTGTTGATATTCAAGTGTTGGGTTGAGATACATGGCTAACCCCCTAGCAGCCTAGCACCAGCATTGTTATTTAAACTGCTGTCTTCGCCTTGGTAGCTAGGAACACCTTCAAAAGGATTAGTTTTAAGTGGACCCATTCCGTTGGCCGCTAGTAGATTATTGTTATTGCCTTCTGCTAGGCTGGCTTTAACACTTTCACCATACTTAGTGCTGGTATTGGCCATGTTACGTAAGACATCAGCGATGCCTGAGCCTGAAGTATCAGATCCAAACTTGTGTAAATTAGTGGCAAACGCCATCGAACTACCCAGGCTGTTTGGTGGCGGACTAGTAAGATCAACACCTGCAGTGGACCACAGACTGCTGGCTCCAGATATTGAATTAGCGTATGCTGATATATCAGCGACACTAAAATTGCTGGTGTTAAATGCTGTAACATCAGGACCGCCGGCTACATGCTGTGCGAAGTCACGCACACTAGGTAGACTCCTGTAACCACTTCCTGATCCTGTCATAGAATCAATATTAGGTTGTAGATCTGATATCAAGCTAGGTAATGTTGGATGTAGACTATTTGTCAAAGGAGTATTGACTGTCTGTATACTGCTAAAGAAGCCGGGTGCTTGGCTAGCATCACTTATTACTCCACCGCCCATGTCTTTGAATTTAGTTGCCAATGCACTAGCACCACTAAATCCCGCAGTGTCGGGTGGATTGGCTAATTTAGTGTAATCGCTGAGATCTTTAAGGCTCTGTATACCACCTGCATTACCAACTTCAGGAGCAGACGCAGCACCAAAAGCTGTTGAGCCTGTAGAAAATCCTGTGGTAGTCGTGCCTGTGCCTGCTGTGGCAGTGCTGGCTCCACCAAAGGCATTTTGTGTATTATAAAGACTAGCGTCTGATCCGCTGTATGAAGGCAATCCACCGAATGGATTAGTGATGCCAAATTGATCTGCGGAGATGTTTATAGCCCTTGGATCAGTTATACTGCCCATGACTTGATCGATCTGACCTTTATAAACGGGATTATCTAGATCATTTAGATCTACTCCAGCAGCCGCTAGTTTCGCATTAACACCGGTGACATTAGATAATTTATTATTCTGTAGTGATTGAACTAATCCAGTGGGTGTGCTAAAGTTTTTAATATCGATACCATTGAACATCGATCCCGTTGATAGCATAGCAGCACCAGCACCTGAGAAATTACCAATTTGGCTAGTGAGTCCACGATCAACCATGCTAGACATATTAGTGATACCACTGCCAAAATCTCCATAGTTAGTGTTTGCCATGAAATCTGTCGCACGTCTTATTTCGATACTGTCTTTGATATGATTCTGCGCTTGGCTGAGGAATATGCCAAATGACGCTTGGTTTGGACTGCCGCCAAACCCCAAACTTGATTGTAGCCCAGATAGTGCACCAAGTGCTGTAGTAGCTGCCGAAACCTGAGCTGCTGAATATACTCCGCCTACGTTACCAGATATTTCTTGTAATTTAGTTGTGGATTCTTTTACACTAGATTCGATGTCTAGTGCAATGTTTTGATTGATACCAACCATGGCCGTAATAGTGGCAGGTGTAATTCCACCTGCGGCAGTGCCAAAAGTAACTTTTTGATTCTCTGCTATTACAGAACCAGCTTGCCCAGTTACAAGATTTATGTCATGTTCAGAAGACATTGTTACTACCCTATGTTATAATACCGCCTGCTGTCATTGGTTCAATACCAGTAGTGGTTTTAATATAATGATTTTCTACGTCTTTTATCGTAGGACTATGCATCATTACGTGATTTTTACTCAAGCGTATATTCTTATTTAAGTCGCTGGTAAACAAACTCTGCATCAATCCGAGACCCTGTTGGCTAGGCATGACCGTGGTTGGTTTGCTGATGACAAAAGCATCATCTGTTTCTTCTACGATTTTAGCTACCAGTTCATCACCGTTCATTATTTTAAAACTTACCACTTGATCTTTTTCGTATTTGCTAGTTATTAACACTTGATTCCCCTAGTTTATTGAATAATTCTTCATCTGATAATTTTACTAATCCCTGATATCCACCCTCTACGAACAGCTTGTCGCCTAGGTAGATCTGAGGTGCTGCACGGTGCCCCTGAGCAATCAACCACTCACGTGCTTCTTGATCTTCATCAATGTTAATTTCCGTGTATGCGATATTTTTTGTTTTTAATAAATGTTTGGCCTTATCGCAAAAAGGACAATAATTTTTACTGTATACTGTTAACAATTTTATTTTCCTTGTTGTTTTTACACTTCAAATACTATTCTAATATTACCATTGAATTCATCGTTGTAACCTTTGCTTGAATTTTTTTGAAAGTTAAATTGCTGAATTTCATTTATAATTTTATCAGGAATGTCATTAAAATTGCCAGACACAAAATCTTTATATTCTGGCCAATCTGTGCCTTTTAATAAATTATATTTTTCTAATTCAGGATCATATAATAAAATTTCAGATAAAATAACTTTATAAGTTACTTTTGTAATTTCTTTTTCTATAAAATTTATATAATCATTAATCGTTACTGGAGTTAGTAAGTTAAAAATCATAGCAAATTCATGAGGTTGAGTATTTTCTATAAGTTTAATAAGATTGAATGTGATAAATCCTCTTCCACCTTTTTTAATAATTTTGCCAAAGTTATGTATCGTATCAACAAAATTAATTAACGAGATATAATGCAAAGAATTTATTGAAATAGCTGCATCAAATTTTTCTAGATTATGATTAATAAATTTATCGTCAAAATAACAAAAAACATCTGCTTCTGATGTTTGATCAAAACCAATTATATTTGGAATATATTCTTTAATAAAATTTCTACCACATCCTATGTCTGCTATTGTTTTTGGATCTATTTCTTGTATTATTTCTAAATAATAAAATAATGAATATAAAAAAACAGATACATCCTCAAGTGTTTTTCTACTGGACTGACGTAAAATTGTTTCAACATTAATATCTATGTCTTTCTGATCAGAATATAAATGTTGATATTGTCTTTGTAATTTTTTATATATTTCTGAATTAGAAAATGATTTTAAAAATTTTTCTTTATTATAAGGTTGGTAAATCATCGTAGTTGATTCCTTCTCCCATGACTCCGATCACATAATTCGTTGATTCATTTTCTTGTAATGCTGTTTGTTTCTTGCTGGTATCGCTGTGCTTGTTGAACCAAGGTATAGGGGTGGTCTTAGGTGCTGGTTCTTGATATTTGATACCTATGTCTTTAAGTGCGCCTACCGCAGTATAATCCACGAACTCTTTTAAAATATTTGCATTCAACCCAATAACTGGACCTAGTTTAAATAGGTAATCTGCCCAGGCTTTTTCTTCACCTATAACATCTAAATACATTTGATAGACTTCTTTTTGGCACTCTTCCTTGACCTTGGCAAAACGTGCATCTTCTTTAACCACCTGATTGATCAGCCAGGCAGTCCACTCTTTGTGTAGTAGTTCATCTTGTAAGATCAAACTAATAATGTTGCCATTGCCAATGAAGATCTTGTTTTCAACCATGGCTAGGCTTGTAGCAAATGATACCATGAAACGGAATGCTTCTAGACCGTAACTGGCATTTAGTGCCAACCATATGGCCTTGACATGATCCTGTTCATCAATCTTGTGCCCTAGTTCTTTTTTACAATTAATACTGTGTAAGGCATCATAATGGATACCAATATTACTAGCCATACTAACAATCTCTTGTGTATTATGGATAGTATTAAACACATCTTTAGGCACGTTATAGATGTTGCGTATGATGTGGCTGTAACTGCGACTGTGTATGTTAGTTTCAAAGAAACTCCAATTGTACATTAAGGCTTCTAGTTCTGGAATACTCACCACAGGAGTAAATACCTGTGCTGGACCTCTGCCTTGCAGGCTGTCTAAGGCTGTCTGTCTCAATAAGTTGCTGGTAAAGATGTGTTTGACCGTGTTGCTGGCATCTTTAAAATCATTTGAATCTTTAGTTAGGCTTATCTCTTCTGGGATCCAAAAGAATCCACGAGCGGTCTGCTCTAGTTTAACTAATTTATTATATTTGACTTCTTCAAAACGTTGTATGGTCACAGGACCTGCTGGGTCAAGGAACATCTTGCGATTAAGATAATTAGTGTCGTGTTTAAGATCGTATTGTAATTTACTCATTATAGTTTACATGCCTCACAGTCTTCTTCTTGTTGTTCTACAGTTTCTGGTTGTGCTTGTGTTTCTATCACTTCATCTAGTGACTTACTACCTGCTTTATTGATAAGACTGTAATAGAAAGTCTTTATACCCCATGCGTGTGCCTGCATTAGATTTTTGGCAATCAGCGTGCTAGGCACTTTACGATCAGCGAAGTAGGCTGGATTGTAAAATGTATTAGTGCTGATGCTTTGATCTACGTAGGCGGCCAACACTGCTGCTGTTTTTAAATAGCCTATACAGTCATTTTGTTCCCACATGAGTTGATATTTATTCTTTAGTTTATTATATTCAGGAACAACCTGTATAAATGATCCTGCTTTAGATTCTTTAACACTGATCAAACTCATAGGCATCTCAATACCGTTGGTTGACCCAATCACCACGCTGGAACTTTCTACAGGAGCGATAGCCATTAATGTAGCATTACGCACACCATAGCTTCGCATATCGCTACGTAGCTGTTCCCAATCTAGTTCACGTGTTGGGGTAAAGTCTGCTAGTTTGTTTACTGCTTTAGCACGGCGTTCCCAAGGAAAATGTCCTTGGCCATAACGTGTGTGTTCACTGTGCAGACACGCACCACGTTCTTTAGCCAGCTCTACAGTTGCTTCTGTTAGGAAGAATGCCTGATGTTCCATCCATGTCTTGACATCTTGTAGTGCTTCTGTGGTACCATATTCGTATCCACGTTTAGCATGCCAATAGGCCAAGTTAGTAACACCAATACCTAGTGGCTGTATCTCGTCATTACTCAACTTACTTTGAATTGACAAGAAGTCTTGATAGTCTAGAATATTACATAGACTACGCTGTAGGATTCGACATGCACGGCGCATGTCTTCTGGATTACGGAACGATCCCCAGTTGATGCTACCTAATGTACATAGAGCTATGCGACCATTTGGATCGTCTAAGCGTTTAAACGGCTTAGTTGGTAATAGGATCTCGCAACATAAGTTACTTTGATAGATTGTATGATAATCAGGATTAAATGGACCTTGGTTCATGACATTGTCAATGAACACAAGATATATACGTCCAGTATCAGTACGTTCTTTTAATATGCCAGATTTAAACACTTCTTCAGCTGACAGAACTTTCTTACGTAGTCCTTTTTGCTTTTCATACTTCTCATATAACTCTTCAAAGAGTTTTGTGTTTTTGTAAAACGCTTCATACAAGTCAGGCACTTCGTTAGGATCAAAGAATGTAATATTTTCTTTGTTCTTGAATCTGCGCCAGAACATAGCGTTAAGCACAACACCATAGTCCATGTGACGCACACGTGTTTCTTCTGTGCCCTGATTGTTCTTCAATACTATCAAGTCATCAAACTGATGATGCCATATGGGATAAAAAACTGTAGCACTAGCATTACGGATACCACCTTGGCTACATGAACGTAAGTCACCAAACCATTTCTTAAGGAAGGGGATCATACCTGTGTGCATGACTTCCCCACCTCGTATAGGACTACCCAATGGGCGCAAACGACCTATCTCTAGACCAATACCAGCACGCTTGGCTGCATATTTGGCCATCATCTCTCCTGATGCGAAAATACTGTCTAGGTCATCATCTGATTTGATCAAGACGCATGAGCTAAACTGCTTCGTAGGGGTACCTAGGCCAGCGAGCACTGGAGTGGCGAGCGTGAACAATCCGTCACTGGCGCAGGTATAGTAATCTTTGATATAACGTAATCTTTGTGTAGGGTTTTCTTTATGGAATATAGTTGCGGCTGCTATCATGTAACGAACCTGTGGAGTTTCATAGATCTGTTTAGTAGCTCGATTCCTAACTAGATATTTCTCAATCAACTGTGCTATGGCCGCATAACTATAGTCTTCATCTTTCTCATGATCAATAAGTTCTTCCATCTTGTTCCACTCATCTTCAGTGTACCAAGTAAGTAATTCTGCTGTGTACAATCCTGTAGCTACATTAGTTTTAACTATTTCATATAAGTGTGGAACTTGGTAGTCACCATAGATATCTTTGCGTAGCATAGATAAACGTTGTTTACCTGCTACATATTGATAGTTGGTATGCCCTACTTCTGGTTCATGTTCTACATCAATCAAATCTACGATAGCACGTAGAGTGATTTCATCAATTTCACGTGTGCTTATACCATCGTAAAAGTGTGGTTGAGCTTTGATCTCTATCATGGACTGGCTGACGTCAGCCACGCCCTGGCAAACTTTGGCTACCTGTGCCTGCCATTTGGTCAGATCCAGTGGGACGATCTGACCACTGCGTTTTTTGACTTGAATATTACTCAATTTGATACCTCTTTTAGTATTTCTCTAGTGCTAAATCCGTGTTTGAATATTGATACAGCAAATGCAACTGCTTTTCTTCTACTTGTTCTGTATTTACTATTTCATAGGGCCAGTAATTAAGAATATATTTTCCATCATCTAGCCAAGCTACTGTATAGCGTTGCTTATCTTTATAGTCATAATAGACCCTCAATTCTATTGGCGTGTTTCTATGATGAGTAAAGTATATAGTATATATGATTCCTAGTGATTTAGCAACATCACACCAGTAGTTTTCGGCTAACAACGTCCAAGGATCTGGCCATGATTTTGGGTCACTTGGGTTCAAATTGTAATTAATTAACGGAGCAGTGCTCCACATGTTGTTTAGTTCTACTACTGCTGTTTTTAATGGCATGCGATCTAGTTCATGGCGAAAGTCTTTCCACTCTGCTAGCCTATCATTGACACGCAGATTCCAAAAGTTTTGCCACATGGTCTATCTCAGATGTTGGAATACGTAGGTTAGTGTAGCATTGTCACCAGTATTGGTAGTAGTATAACCTAATACTATTGCGTTAGCATTGCTGCCAAAAGACAGTGTAACACCCGTAACAGCAGTCTCACTGTAGTCATCATCAAAAGCGACATTACCAACGAGATTAGTTACTTTTATACTACCAATCCTGATGGCTGTATTTCTTGTGATATTATAGCTGATTATTTGGCTGTTTGCTGATGGTATAGTAATCGCGGCAATATTAGCTGTGGCATTATTATTTAGAGTTACAGTTTGTGGAACAAGATTACCTACAACAGATGTTAATGTGGCTACGTTAGCTGATAAGTTTGCTACATTAGCTTCTAGAGCAACTATATTGACATTTATAAGACCAATACTGTATTCTGTTAAGATTTCAGTAACACCGGTTTCTGGTGCGCCTTCTGCTAGCGTGCCTTTACCGATGAATAATCGTTGCGTGTCTATGCACCAACCAAATTCACCAGTTGACAGTGTTGGTAGATCTTCCTGATATCCGCTACGGACCTGTATTTGTGAGACTTGTATTACAGCCATGATTACACCTTAATTCGTTATCTAGTATTTATGCTAACTTATAATACTGCTCAACTCTAGAAAACCAACGATCCATCCAGATCGTCCATTCATTACCGCTTACAGTCCATGTTTGGAATTCTGGCTTAGCAAAGGTATTGTCTTCTAGGAGTTTAGGTGCTACTGCCATCAATATCACACCCTGACGTATATCAGTTCCGTGGACTTCATTATGAGCGGCAGCATAGGCGCATAATTGAAGGAAATAGTCTTCAATCCACTCGGTTTTCTTAGGTTTATTAGTCTGTTTGTAGTCGATAATTGTCGGGTTACCCTTGTATACTCCACAGGCATCTGTAGTGCCTGCATACAGGCCCGGAACGTATAAAGGTACTTCTATGCCCCATACTTCATCTACATGTTTAAGGCCATGTTCTACTATCTCTTGTGCCATGGCATAACTTTGTTGACTATTTGGATTAGTGCCGGGTGAGCCCATTTCACGGTCGTTACGCACATAGTCTTCTAGCCATTTGTGCATGCGTGTTCCGCGGCTGGCAGCTTCTGTGGTAATCTGTTGGGCTTGTTGGGTTCCTACACGTTTACGCCAATTCTCAAGAGCATCTCGTTTCTCTTGTGGTTTGGTTTTATCAAGGATCGTAGTGACACTAGGAACACGGGATCCGTCGGGTAAAGTATAAAGCCGTTTACCTTCTACTGTGTCACGATCGATGGGAATATAGTTGTATTTTTGTATAAGCATATTAATAGTATATAGCTTCTCTCTACTAAAGTAAATAGTTTATATGGAAAAAATTAATTTATTATTATCTCACAATAATCATAACAGCTTTAATAATTATTGGATAATAAATATCCTACACGATTTTTTTAGAGTTATATTCATTGAGGAAAATCCTGCATTTGATAGGTTAAACACTGTAGTTATGTATGGAGCCAATGGAACAGATTGGGTCAAGACTTTTCAGGATCAAAATTATAAAATTATAATAGAAAACTTATGGAACAGTGGTCCTGCTAACAGTTTAAATAATTCTATGCTACTTACTAATAAAAATTGGTTTTGGTATAGTGAATCTTTGTATTATATGTCTATAGGTCAAGAAAAATTTATTCCTAATAAAACATATAAAAAATTAGCTTTGATGCCGATGTGGAACTATAAACCCCATCGAGACCAATTAGTAAATAGTCTAGCTGATCTATTAGACAACTTAGTTTACAGTTATGTTGATAAAGGCATATATTTACCTGATGATGAAATTTTTAGTTCCTCCAGATACAATCATTTTAATCCAAATTGGTATAATGATACATATTTTAGTATAGTTGCTGAAACAAGAGTTGATACAGAATATTTTTTCATATCCGAAAAAACATATAAACCATTAGCTTTTTATCACCCGTTTGTTATACTTGGTCAATCTGGAACTCTACAACACTTACACAACAACGGATTTGAAACTTATGAAAATTTGTTTGATGAAACCTATGATGTTTCTTTAGATTTTAATGTTCGATTTGACAAAGTTATATCTAATATTAAAAATTATAATAGTATACCCTATGATAAAATAACACTAGATAAATTACAACATAACCATGATTTATTTTTTAATAGAGATATAGTCATGGATCGATTAACTAAAGAAGTAATAAACCCAATTTTTGAATATTTTGAAACTAAACAGTAAATGATTCTCCGCAGCCACAGCGTGCAGATTCGTTGGGATTTATGAACTCAAATCCCTCGTTAAGCCCTTTCTTCTGATAATCAACCTGCACCCCGTCGAGATAGGTCAGATCTTTCAGGCTGATCACTAGCCTGACGTCTTTGTCAATGAATTCGACATCACCTTCAAACAGCTGGTCTGCGAACTCTAGCACGTAGGCCATACCACTGCAACCAGTGGTTTTAACTGCAAGGCGCATGCCGATACCACGACCACGATTATCTATGGCGGCTTTTACTTTGGCGGCGGCTATATCTGTTAGGGTTATCATATCCAATCCGAGAACGATCCTCTATTCTTTTCGGCGAGCCTGGTTAACACTGCCTGTTTTTCATCATCTGACATATCATACCATCCTACGACTTCATCTACCGTGCGGCCACAGCCTACGCAGACTTCATTGTCGTAGCGGCATACTGATATACAAGGGCTTTCAATGGGTGACTTCTTCATGTTTCTTTCTATAGTCTGCTATGGCTGATTTGATCGCATCTTCTGCAAGCACCGAGCAATGTATCTTGACGGGCGGTAACGCGAGTTCTTCTGCGATATGTGAGTTTTTGATGGTCTGAGCCTCATCCAACGTCTTGCCCTTGAGGAGCTCGGTGACAAGGCTACTACTAGCAATAGCACTGCCACAACCATACGTTTTAAATTTGGCATCTGTTATGATCCCTTCATGTACTTCAATCTGTAGTTTCATTACATCACCGCAGGCTGGTGCACCTACCATGCCCGTTCCTACATCTGGACTATCCTTGTCCATGGTGCCCACATTACGAGGATTTTCGTAATGGTCTAGAACTTTTTCTGAATAAGCCATATATAAACTCCAATAGTATAGTAAAATACTACAGTATTTATAGTCTTATGTCAAGTGTTTTGATTAAATTGCGGCGCCACGTGTTTTGGCTGCACGTTTGGCCATGTTTGCGACTGTGTCTACTGGTGCTTGTGTTGCATCACCATCTGGAGTATTTGTAGTGGTAGCATCTGTGTCGGCATCTTCGCCAGCTGGCAACAATTCAATATAATCTTTGTTATAACTTTTGATTAGGTTTT